AAGGGCGAGCCGATGAACGAAAACGCCAGGGCGTTTGTCGTCGTGGTGCCGGTGGGGTTGTACCTCACGGCTGTCGCGGCGGTCAGCACGCTCACCACGGCGGCGCTCAGTCAGAACCTGAATCCGAACCTTATCGCCGGAATGCGGGTGGATGTGCAGATGAATGCCCGCCTCACCTGGACCGACTCCTTCGCCGTCTTCCGGACAGACAGCCCGATCAAGGCCCTCATCCGGCAGACCGAGCAGGAAGTCGAGTTGAAGGCGAAGGCGGAAGGCTCGGAGTACGAATTCGATAACGACGCCTGGCAGTTCGGCATTGATGCCTGGCGCGGCGTGGGCTACGGCTACTGGCAGCGGGCCTGCTACGTCACCATGATCTGATCGCGGGTCTGACGGAATCCTCCCGTCGGCGGGAGGGTTCCGATGGCCGCTGAACCGTGAACGAGGAGCCGAGCATGATGAACTATCGCACGACACAGGCCTTGCCGTTAGCGGCGGGAACCGTGGTGCAGTTGAGCGAGGCGCAGGCGCGAGATCGCAAAGACCGCGTCGAGCCGTTGGGAGATGGGCGCTTTCGGCTGAAAGACCTGCAGACATTCAAGAAGGGCGAGGTGCTGGGTATCGACGGCGAATTGCCGAAGGTGCATCAGCTCTGTGTCGAGGCGATTGCGCTGGTGGCGGATCCCGCTGAGCCGGTGATGGCCGCCCGGCCGATGTTCGCGAAACGCGAAAAGAGGGGCTGACCTGGATGGCTTCCGATTCCGTCAATCTGATCGCGGAGCTCGGCGGGGAGACCGTCACCTATACGCCGTCCGGCGGGGTGGCGGTCACGTTTCTCGCCTATGTGGATCGGTCGGAGAACGGGCAGCCTGTGCATGGCGGGGGGCATCCCTACACCGGCAAAGTGAGGACGGTGCATATCCCTCACGATGCCACGGATGGGGTGGAGTCAATCAAAGAGGGGCATGACACGGTGAGTTTTAAGCATCACCCGCATGATTCGTCGGCCACGACGTACAAGGTGGCGAAAATTCTCTCGCAGGATGTCGGGATGGTCTCCAGTGACGGGGGCATGTTTGTGGTGGAGTGTCATGCCTGAAATTATCAACGCCACGGCGCTGAATATCGAGGAGCTTCAGGCCGCCTTGGGCGATGCACCGACGGAGACCTATCGCTTCGTCAAGCAGGAACTCTTTCGCTTCGCCCGGCGGACCAGGAAGAAGCTCATCCGCGAGCGCATGCAGGGCGCGCCGGGGATCAAAGGCGGCGTGCTGGCGAAGGGCGGCAACGTCAAGGCGTTTCAGGCTGGGTCTGATCTGCCCTCGCTGAAGGCGGTCAATAAGATTTCGAGAGTTCTGCGCACGCATGAAGAGGGGCATACGTTCACGCCGGTGAAGGGCTCGTATTTGTTTCTCAGCCGGAAAACAGGAAAAAGCGGGAAGGGGCGGATCTTCGCCCGGGTGCGATCGGTGACGATCTCAGCGCGGTTAGGGTTCGAGACGCTCTGGGAGCGCGAAGTGCCGGATGGGCAAACGCGGGTGCATGACGCGATGGAGCGTGCTCTGCGCGTGGCGATGGAGAAGCGCATGAAGGCGATCACGGGCGCGGTGCAGGGGGTGCTCTCGCATGGCTGATTCTGTCCGCGAGCTGATTTTGAAGAACATCAAGACGACGCTGGAAGGCGTGACGGTCGTGAATGGCTACGCGAACACGCTGGCCTCCGTGCAGCGGTTTCTCCAGCCGGGGCAAACGCTCGCCAGCGTGCCGATGGTGCTGGTGCTCGAGGGCGAGGACGACGCGACGCAGGGGCCGCTCTCCGGGGCCTATGGCCTCACGAGCCGCACACTGAATGTCGGGCTGATGATTCTGGCCCGGCAGGACATGGCGACGGCCACGGTTTCAGCCTCGGAGGCCATGAATAGCCTGATCGCCGATGTGCAAAAAGTCCTACAGGTCGCGCCGACGCGCGGCGGGTATGCCGTGGACACGCAGGAAATCAGTGTGAGTCCCATTGAGGCCAATGAGGGCATGACGGAGCTGGCCTGCACGCTGGCTTATAGCATCACCTATCGCCACAGGCGGGACGATCCAACGATTGCGGGGTAACGATGAAGATCCGATTGCATTGCACCTACTACGACGAGAAGCGCGAGAAAGTGGGCGAGCCGGGCGACGTGCTGGAGCTGCCGAAGGCGGAAGCGGAGCGGTTGCTGGCCGGTGGCAGCGCCGACTTGATCGAGCCGCCGAAGCGGTCTGAGCGGGACTAAGACGAGCGCACGCGCCATGCGGCGCAGAAGGAGTGAGACATGGGAAAGATTTTAAGCAATCGGGCAGTCGTCGCGGCCAAGGTGGAAACCACGGAGGGCACCGTGATCTCGCTGGCCGGATCCGATGCCAACTTCCAGGTGATGGAGCCGCGCTTCGAGGCGAATATCAGCATGTTTAACCGGGAGATTCTCGACAACTCCCTCTCCCGCTATAAGCAGCTCGCCGGCACGCGCCTGGGGAAGATCTCCTTCACGGTGGAAAACAAGGGATCAGGCACGGCCGGCACGGCGCCCGCGATCGGCAAGCTCTTGCGGGCCTGCGGATTCCTCGAAGCCGTTGTCGCGGTGACGAGCGTGACCTATACGCCAAATTCGACCAGTGCGAACATCCCCAGCTTGACGATCGCCCTCTATAAAGACGGCCTCAAGAAAATGCTGAAGGGTGCGCGGGGCAATGTGAAATACAGCGCCAAGCAGGGTGAGCCCGGCATGTTCGAGTTTGAATTCATCGGGGTATATGACAGCGTGGCCGATGTGGCGATGGTCACGCCCTCGGGTGTCGAAACGACGGTGCCGGTCACGCTGCTGTCTTCCACATTCACGATCGCGACCTTTGCGGCCTTTGTCTCGCAGGTCGCTTTCGATATGGGTAACCAGCTGGAGCCGAGGCCCGACATCAATACCGCGGCTGGCTTCATCAGCACGCTGATCACGAAGCGCGAGCCGAAGGGCAGCCTGGATCCGGAAGACGAATTAGTCGCGACGCATGATTTTTATGGCCGCTGGCTGGCCGGGACGACCGGCGTGCTCACCTGGGCGCATACCGGATCGGCGGGCAACATCTGCACCTTCTCGGCGCCGGTCTGCCAATACGTGAAGCTGTCCGAGGCCGATCGGAACGGTCTCGCGATCCTGAATGCAGATTTCCTGTTGGCGCGGAGCAGCGCGGGCGACGACGAATTGAGCATCGCCTATACCTAAATCGGGGCTGTGTGAATGGGCCTGGTTGAGTAAACGGGGGAGTGTATGGACGAGACGGCGACGAGCTTGCACGAGAAAACCTATCAGATCGGCGGCGTGACTTATCGCCTGGAGCCGCTGTCCTGGCAGCAGAACAAGTGGCTTGGGGAGCACATCTTCAAGGGCGTGGACATGGTGGCGCTGGATTACGGCGTGATTCATGACCTGCTCCGCGAGAAAGGACCGCTCTTCATGGCCATCTGCCTGCTGCCGGAAGGCACGGACCGGGCCGCGCATTCGCGGCAGCCGTGGCGCGCCATCGAGGAGCGGGCGCAGGCGTTTGCCGGGGAATTAACCGGCGGGGAGGTGGCGCTGTTCGGGCCACATTTTTTTACCTGCAATCGGCCGGATCAGATGGCGATGCTGCTGGAGGGGAAGGTCTTGCAGCGGACGTTCGAGGGGCTCGCACAGTCGCTTGCACCTGGAGCCAGTGGGTTGAGCGCAGCCTCGATGCCCTCACCGATGGCGACCTCACCAAGCGGGCCGCCATCCTCACCGGATTCGGACCAGCCGACTCCGAGTCCTCGCTCCGGCGATGTATCGAGCGGCGCACCGTTGATCTCGCCATCCTTGGTTTCTGCGGGGTGACGTTGCCGTGGATGGATGGACCGCCGAAGCCGGCTCAGTGGGACCAGGGCATCGGGCAGTTTTGCGGAGGGGCCTGCATCGAGGAGTGCACACGATATTTCGGGGACGGCCTGGTGCAGGCCTGCCGGACCTGTCCGAACTGAACAGGAGAAGGAGGGATCAATGATCCGAAAACTCATTACGTATGCAGCCCTGTCGCTGAGTCTGTGTCTGTGTGTCGTTCAGCCCGGATGGGCGCAGCAGAAGGTCACGCCGGTCACCACGCTGATCAGTACCGCCACGACCGGAGACAGCGCGGAGTTAAGCGTTGAATTCTACGGGTCGGTCTCGTTTACCGTCACCATGAGCAGCACTGGCACGGTGCAGTTCAAGGTCAGCGGAAACGGCACCACGT